ACGATCACCGTGCGCCTGCAGGCGATCGGGCAAGACACGAATTTCGATCTCGGCCTCGTGCAAAACACGACGGTGCTCGACTCGTGGACCGAAAACGTCACCGTCGCCGCGGGCGTGGTCGAACGCTCGCGCACGTTGAGCGGCGCCGTGGCGGATTCGATCTCGGATTATGGGAATCTGCGGATTCGAGGTATAGCGCGGGCCTGACATCATGGCGCTGACTCTCACCTTCCGCGCCAAGTACCACGCGACGGCGGCGGCATCGACGATGCCGACGGATACGACGTACACGCCGGCCGCGAATTCGCTGTCCGTCGTCTTCGTCTGCAACTCGCTCGCGAGCTCGCCGGTCGACCCGACCAGCGTCAGCGGCCACGGCGTCTCGTACAGCAAAGTAACCGGCGGGATCGCTCTCAGCACTACGCACAACATCAGCGTATGGGTGGCCGAGATGGGCGCGTCGCCGACCAGCGCCGCCGTCACCGCCGACTTCAACAGCATATCGCAGACCGGCGGCACCGTCGTCGAGTACGAGGCCGCGGGCGCCGACACCTCGGGGACGGCGCTGCAGGCGATCGTGCAGTCGCCAACCACCAACGGCACCAGCAACAACGTCACGGCGACCAACCTGCTCGCCGCCGCGGGCAACTCGGCGAATCGCGCGATCGCCTTCTGGGCGCACCTGACCAACGAGGCGGGCGGCACCTATACGGCGGGCAACTGGACAAGCGGATACGCGGCCGGCGGCTTTAATTCGCCAGCGACCACCGCCGGCGCGCAGCACACAACGTCGACCTTCGACCGCAGTCCGCAAGCCTCGTGGACAACTTCGGCGGCGTACCGCGTCGTCGCCGTCGAGGTCAAGGCCGACACGGCAGCGACGGGAACGGGCGCGGCAACGCTCGACGCGCTCACAGCATCAGGGTCCGCGAAGGTCACGGCCAACGGTGCCGGCGCCGCCACCCTTGACGCGCTCACCGCAGCCGGGACCGCGAGCGTCAAGGCGAACGCCGCCGGCGCGGCGACGCTTGACACTCTGACGGCGTCCGGCACAGCGGCGGCCAATGCGACCGGCAACGCAGCCGTCACGCTGGCGGCACTGACGGCGGCCGGGACGAGCGGCACGGCGCGCGTCGGTCGCGTCACCTGGATACAACTCGCGACGCCGCAGTCGACGCAGGCCACCGCCACCGGCGCGGTCACGCTCGATGCGTTGACGGCATCGGGCACCGCCACCGCAAAGGCAACGGCGGCCGGCGCTGCAACCCTCGCGGCACTAACCGCATCGGGCACCGCGGCAGCACAAGCAACGGCGAACGCATCGGTGACGCTCGCCGCTGTCACGAACTCGGGCGCGGCGGCAGCGAAAGCGCAGGCGGCCGGTGCGGCCACGCTCGACGCATTGACGGCAGCGGGCACGGCCTCCGCACAAGCTCGAGCCGCTGGCGCGGCAACCCTCGCCGACCTCACGGTGGCCGGCACGGCATCGGGTCAGGTCGTTTGCACCGGCACGCTCGCGGTCACCCTCGACCCGCTCGGCGAAACGGCGACGGCGACGGTCAATGCGCAGGCGGCGGGCGGCGCCACGCTGGCCGATGTCACCAGCACCGGCACGGCGAGCGTCCAGGTCAACGCCACCGCGACGACGACGCTCGCGGCGCTCACTGCCGCCGGCACCGCAGCGGCGAAGACGCAAGCCGCGGGCGCGGCGACATTCGCCGACCTGACCGCAGCGGGTACGGCTTCCGGCGTCCTCCAGTCGCAGGGCACCGCGGCGATCACCCTCGCCGCCGTCACCGCAACGGGCGCGGCAACGGTCAAGGCGCAGGCCGCGGGCGCGGCAACACTCGACCCGGTCGTCGTGTCTGGCACGGCCGGCGGCGTCACGATAACGGCCAACGGCGCGGCGACGCTCGCGGCACTCACCGCAAGCGGCACGGCGAAGGCCTACGCCACCGGCACGGCGAACGTCACGCTAATCGGCGTGACCGCGAACGCCACCGCGACCGTGCTGGTGCAGGCGGCCGGCGCGCTCGCGATCGGTCCCGTCACCTCGACCGCGACCGCAACCGTCAAGGCGAATGGATCGCTCGCGGTCACGCTCGGCGCGCTCACATCTGCCGCGACCGGGTCCGACATCCAGGTCCGCTTCGGCACCCTGGCGGCAACGCTCGGCGCCGTCACGGCGTCCGGTCATGCGTTCCCGCTATGGGCGGCTCGCCATCGCCCGCGCAGGTCCGAGGCCGATTCTATGCGGGTCGGCTCGCCGGTCACGCCGGCAATCGTGGAGCACATCGACGTCGTGCAAGTTGACGACATTCGCCTCGGCAGCGAAACCCCGCCCGACAACGAGCCGCGCCTCGGCGACGGGGTGCCGGTCTAGTCTCAGTTTTCCCCTATTTTCTGCAGGGGGCGGGCGCTACGGTTCCGCCAATGCAGGACATTACCGTAGGGGACACGCTCGACTTCGGTACCGTGGTGCCAGGCTTTCCGGCGTCGTCGTCGGGGTACACGCTCGTCTTCTATTTGACGCCGTTTCTCTCGACGTCAGGCACGCCGATCACGCTGACGGCTATCGCCGACGGCGATAGTTATCGCGTGGCAGAGCCGCCATCGACGACGGCGACGTGGACGGCTGGCGGCTATTCCTGGGAGTCCAAGCTCGTTAAGACGGGCGAGCGCATACCCGTCGAAAAGGGCACCGTAACGCTCAAGCCAGACCCGAGCGTCGTCGCGTCCTATGACGGACGCAGCCCGGCGCGCGCAGCTCTCGACGCGATCAACGCGGGCCTTGCCACGCTCGGCACCAACGCTCACATCCAGTCTTACACGATCGGCTCGCGTTCCGTCACCTTCAAGACGCAGGGCGATTTGCTCGCGATGCGCGACAAGTTGAAGGCCGAAGTCTGGCGCGAAGAGGCCGCCGCGAAGATGGCGGCGGGCTTCCCGAATCCGCGCCAGGTGCGCGTCAGGTTTGGCCGTGCTTGAATCGATGCGCCGCAGCCTCGCGCGCTGGCTCGCGCCGCCTCCGGTGCGCCGCACGCACACGCGAATGTACGCCGCCGCCCGCGGCTCACGCCTCACCGCCGGCTTCGGCTCGGGCACCTCGAGCGCCGACTCTGAGCTGCAGACGAGCCTCACCGCACTTCGCAACCGCTCGCGGGCGCTGGTGCGCGACGCCTCGTTCGCCAAACGGGCGCGCGTCATTATCCAGAACAACGTCGTTGGAACCGGGATCGGCCTGCAGGCGCAGGTAATGACGACGCGCGGCGAGCTCGCGACTCGTATCAACGAAGGCATCGAGCGCGAGTGGGCGGAATGGTGCCGCGCGACGGCCTGCCACACCGGCGCGGCGCTGCACTTCAACGACCTCGAGCGAATGGCGATGGGCCAGGTGTTCGAGGCCGGCGAGATCTTCATCCGCAAGCATTACCGCGCGTTCGGTGACTCGCGCGTCCCGCTCGCGTTGGAGATCATCGAGCCCGAGCGCCTGGCCGACGAGTTCGCGGCGCCGCAAGCCATCAACCCGAACCTCGACGTGAGGATGGGCATCGAGGTCGACGGCTTCGGTGCGGCTCAAGCCTACTGGATACGCGAGATCCACCCCGGCGACCTGCGCTCACCGCGCGGGGTGCGCGACCGTTACGTCCGTGTGCCGGCGGATCAGATGATCCACCTCCGCATCGTCGACCGTTGGCCGCAGACGCGCGGCGAGCCGTGGCTGCACGCCGTCGCGCGGAAGCTCAACGACATGGACGGCTACAGCGAGGCCGAGATCATCGCCGCCCGCAGCGCCGCGTCCTACATGGGCATGATCGAAACGCCCGACATGGACAGTCCGATCGGCGAGACGCAGGCCGACGGAACGCAGCAGCTCGAGCTTTCGCCCGGCCTCATCGAGCGACTCGGTCCCGGTGAGAAGTTTTCCGCCTTCATGCCGAACCGCCCGAACACGGCAATTGATCCGTTCATGCGCTATATGCTGCGCGAGGTCGCGGCGGGCCTCTCGATCTCTTACGAGAGCCTCTCGCGCGACTACTCGCAGAGCAACTACTCGTCGAGCCGGCTTTCGCTCATCGACGACCGGGACGTCTGGCGGCAGTTGCAGCAGTGGTTCATTCGCGCCTTCCGCGAACCGCTGCACCGCGAATGGATGCAGGCCGCCGTGCTCTCGCGGGCGGTTCCCGAGATCCCGGTCGAATCGTATGCGCTCTCGCCCGAGAAGTTCCGCGCCGTTTCATTCAAGCCGCGCGGCTGGTCGTGGGTCGACCCGACGAAAGAGGTCGAGGCCTACAAGGAAGCGGTCAAGGCCGGATTCACTTCGACCTCGCGCGTCATCGCGGCGACTGCCGACGGTGCGGACGTCGAGGACATCGTGCGCGAGATCAAGCGCGACAAGGAAATTTTCGCCGCGGCCGACATCAACGTCGACACCGACGTGCCCGACGCGCCGCCGGAAGCGGTGAGCTCGCCCGCGCCAGCAGCACCCGCGCAGGACGCCGAAGACACGCCAGACGCGCAGGACGACCCGTCGGCGCGCGTCGTCAATCTGAGGAAACCATGACCAAAGAGATCCAGGTCGGCCGCTTGCGGCGCGACTTTCCAGGCAGCGCGATCGAAGTCAAGCGCGAAGCGGACAAGCCGGCGGCGCTCACGTTCCCCGCCTCGTCCGAGTCCCCGGTCGATCGCTGGTTCGGGACTGAGGTGCTCTCGCACGAGCGCAGCGCGATTCGCATGGACCGCGTCGAAGCGGGCGCGGTGCCGTTGCTCTTCAATCACAACTGGGACGACCCGATCGGCATGATCGACCGCGCTGCCGTGCGCGATAACCGGCTGATGGTCGACGCGCATCTATTCGCCTCGGCTCGCGCCGCCGAAGTGCAGGCCATGATCGACGGCGGTCTTCGCAATGTGTCCATCGGCTACCAGATGCACACGGTCGAAGAAGACACGAAGTCGAACACGTTCCGCGCGACCGACTGGGAGCCGCTCGAGGTTTCCATCGTCACCATTCCCGCCGATCCGTCGGTCGGGATCGGTCGCAGCAATGATGACGCAAAACCCGTTCGCGTGATTGCGAACGATTCCCCCGCGGCGGTTCCCGCCGAACCGAAAAAGGAGATCCGAGCTATGGATCAGCAACAGCAAGCCGCCCCGGCGGGCGCACCCGCCGAACCGCAACAACTGAGCGCCCTTGAATTCGAGCGCCAGCGCCGCGCCGCCATCGTGAATTTCGGCAAGGCGAACGACATCGACGAGCGGGCCGTGACCGGATGGATTCAATCTGGCGCGTCGATCGAAAAGATCGCCGAAGAGATCCTGCAGATCAAGGAATCGCGCAGCAAGCTCGAAACGAGCGCCGGCGCGCTCGGCCTGTCGCGGAAGGACATGAGCCGCTACAGCCTCTTCCGCGCCATCCGCGCGCTGCACTTCGGCGGGCGCGACCCGCGCGTGCTGCAGGAAGCGGCCTTCGAGGTCGAATGCTCCAACGCCGTCGCGCAAAAGCTCGGCCGCGGCCACACCGCGAACATCCTGCTCCCGGCGGAAATGCTGACGCGGCCGGTCGGCCAGGAAGCGGCGACCCGCGCGCTCGCGACCACCCCCGGCGCGTCCGGCGGCTACCTCGTGAACGTCGAGAATATGGGCTTCATCGACATTCTGCGGAACCGTTCGGTGGCGATGCGGATGGGCGCGCGGCAACTGTCCGGCCTCACCGGGAACGTCACGTTCCCGCGCCAGACCGGAAAGGTGAGCGTCACCTGGCAAGCCGGCGAAGGCACGAGTGTCACCGCGGCCGACCAAACGCTCGGCCAGCTCTCGATGACGCCGAAAACCTGCATCGCGATCACCGACGTCTCGGAACAACTGTTGCGGCAGTCCTCGCCTTCGGCCGAGGCTTTCGTGATGGCGGATCTCGCGGCCGACGTGGCGATCGACGGCGTCGACAACGCGGTCATCAACGGCACCGGCGGCGCGCAGCCGCTCGGCATCAAGAATACGACGGGCATCACGAGCGGCCAGGACGCGGCGAGCGCGACCTACGCGAAGATTCTCGCCTTCGTGTCGACGGCGGGCGCTGCCAACGCGATCCGCGGCAATCCGGGGTGGGTCACGACGACCGCCGGCGCGGCGAAGCTCATGCAAGTGCAACGCTTCACGTCGACCGACACGCCGGTGTGGACCGGCAATATGCTCGACGGGCAACTCGTCGGCTTCAACGCTATGAGCTCCGAGCAAATGGCCTCGGGCAACTTGATCTTCGGATCGTGGGACGAGGTCATCATCGGCGACTGGGGCGTGCTCGAGCTCTCGACCGACACCGGCGGCACGCGCTTCAACCAGGCGCAGGTCGGCATCCGCGCGATGTGGATGGTCGACGTCTTGCTGCGCTACCCGCAAGCCTTCGTTGTCTCGGTGAATCTGTCGTAACCATGCCGGAAGTCATCGCGCTCCGCGGCGTCTGCGTCGGTGTCGATCGCCATCTTGTACCGGGCGAACGCGCCGAGGTGGACGCCGGCACGGCGGCATTCTTGATCGGCATCGGCGCCGTGCAAAAAGCACCGGCCGAGGCCACCCCGCAAACCACGCCGGAAAAGACCGGCAAGAAGGAGAAGTAGCCATGATGAATTCGCAAGCCTCTGCTGCCACCTCGTTTGCCCTGCTCGCCCCGGCGAATGCGGCGAACACCGCCGCCGCGACCAGCGGGTCGGGCTTGTGGCTCGACGTGCGCCAGTACACCGGCGAGATCCTGGTCACGCAAAACGTCGGCGTGACGACCGGCACCATCACCGGGAAGCTGCAGTCGGCGACCGACAACGCAGGCACCGGCGCGGCCGACATCACCGGCTACGCCGTGACGGCGTCGACCGCCGCGAGCATCAAGTCCATCGTCGTCGATCCGCGCAAAGTGCCGGGCGGCTTCCTGGGCTACGTCGGCACGATCGTCACTGGCCCGATCCAGGTGTCGGTCGTCGCGTCCGGTAAGAAGCAAGTCGTCTAGCCAAGGCGAAGGCACGGTCGGGGCCGCCGACGGGCGGTCCCGTTGCACGCTCACAACAAAGGACACGCGATGACGTGGAGCATCGAAACCTCAGACGGCAACGAGAGCGCAAAAATCCGATTTGAGGTGTTGCCCTACGTTCGCGGCCGCGGCCTCGATCTCGGCTGCGGGCCGTGGAAAGCGTACCCGCACATGGTCGGCGTCGACACGATGGCCTACGGCGGCGGCTCGGGTCCGAATATCTGTCTCGACGTGGCGAAGCTCGATCTCTTCGCCGACGCGACGATGGACTTCGTCTACTCGTCGCACACGCTCGAGGATCTCAAGGACACGGTCGCCGTGCTGCGCGAGTGGTGGCGGGTCGTCAAGGTCGGCGGCTATCTGCTGCTCTACCTGCCGCACAAGGACTACTACCCGAACATCGGGCAACCAGGCGCGAATCCGGCGCACCAGCACGACTTCCTGCCGGACGACGTGATCGCGGCCATGCGCGAGGCGGCGAGCGATTGGGATCTCATCGAGAACCAGGAGCGCAACGGGGGGAACGAATACAGCTTTTTGCAAGTATTCCGGCGCACCGAGGCCGGCTCTGGCTGGCGCGAGTCGTGGCTCGATCCGAAGCCGGCGAAGACCGCGGCGGTGCTGCGTTACGGCGCGTATGGCGATGCACTGTGGGCGTCGTCGATCCTGCCGCAGATCAAGGCCGAGGGCTATCACATCACGGTCTACACGCAAGAGGCGGGCGAAGAGATCCTGCGCCACGACCCGCACGTCGATCGCATCATCGTCCATTCGGAATATCTGACGCAGCCGTCGGACCTGGTCCCGTTTTGGGCGATCGAAAAGCACAAATACGATCTCTGGATCAACCTCGTGCACTCGGTCGAGGCGCGGCTCTTGCCGGCGCCGCACGACGTCGCGTTCCACTGGCCGGACGACCTGCGCCGGCGGCTCATGTCCGACAACTACCTGCAGACGGTGCACGAGTTCGCCGGCCTGCCCTACGTCCCGGCGCAGAAGTTCTACCCGACCGAGGACGAGAAGTCGTGGGCGAAGGAACAGCTCGCGCAGTATCACGGCCCGGTCGTGGTGCTCAATCCGCAAGGGTCCACCTGGCCGAAGTGGTGGCCGTACACGGAACCGTTCGCGCGGATGCTGGCCGAGCGCGGGATTCACTGCGTCGTCGTCGGCGACTACCGCGGCGACCCGCCGATACTGCCGGAACGCTTCGGCCACTTCATCGGCCGCGACTGGACGATCCGCCAGGCGATGACGTTCGCGGCGCTGGCCGACATCGTGGTCGGCGAAGAGTCGGCGCTCGTCAACGCAGTCGCCTTCGAGGCGCCGCTCAAGATCGTCCTGCTCTCGCACTCCACGCCGGGGAACCTGACGCGCGACTGGCCGAACACGCTGTCGGTCGAACCTCAAGGCCTGCCGTGCTACCCATGCCACCGGATACACGGCACCGAGCAGTTTTGCACCTACGAAAAGAATACGCAGTCGGCCGGGTGTCAGGCGATGGCCGTCCCGTCCGAGATCATCAAGCTCGTTGACGGCTATCTCGACAACGCCGAGGCGGCCTAGATGGCGCTCGTCGAGGACTTCTCGATCTTCACCGACACGTCGGTGTTCGGCGAAGAGCTGACGCTCGGCGGCGTGGCGACGAAAGGCATCTTCGACTCGTCCTACGTTTCGCCGCTCGGCCAGTTCGAGGGCACGCGCCCGGTGTTCGCGATCCCGACCGCGAGCAAGGGCAGCGCCGACCACGGCACGGCGCTCGTGCGCGGCAGCACGACGTACACCGTGGTCGAAGTGATGACCGACCCGCTCGACTACGG